TTCTGCGAATCCAGCGGGCAAGCCCATCACATTGGTTCAGACGTGGTGTCGTCGGCTCTCGCCGTCGGCTGGTTCCAGCACCTCGCCAAGTACTGGGGGGAACGCTCCGAGAAAGCCGGATGGGGCGACTACCACCCGTTCCACGGACGAGCCAACGTCGCTGTCGCCTCGTGGCTGTTCTACAGCAGCGGCATCCATCACTGGAATCCCTCACGGCACTGCTGGGGTCCCACCGCGCAACCGCCGACCACGACCTCGACCCTCCCACCGTCAGCAGGAGCGTAAAAAGAGAAAACCCCCCGTGAGGGGGGCCTTCTCAAGATGGTGCAACTCCGAGAAGTTGACCGGTTCGCCGTACTACAAGAGTACTAGAAAGGGTCCTTCTCAAGCGCAGGCTCCGCTTGCTTGGCCCGAGGCGATGCCGTAGAAGCCTGACTCCCGCCTTCTCCGCGTCGCTTGCGAGTGAAGTCCTCGATAGAACGAGTCAGGACACCGATGTGATCGGCAATGAGTTCAACCTTGGAACGCTTGGTTCCGTCGTCGGCCTCCCATGTGCGCTGTTCCAGTCGGCCCTGAACGATGACGCCCACGCCCTTCTCCAAAACAGAGGCTGAGTCCTCGGCGAGGTAGCGCCAGGCAGCGACATCGAAGAAGGAGGTCTTTTCCTGCTTCTCGTCGTCCTTGTCTCGATAGTAATGGTTCGATGCGATGCCGAACTTCAGCAACGCCGCCCCACCGTCGGTGTACGTCAACTTGGGATCCGCAGTCAGATTCCCAATGATTATTGCGGGTGAAAATGCAACCATGTGCGCTCATCTCTCTTCTGTTGTGGGGGCACGCCCCCGTCGAAGCCCCTAAGGTAACACAAGCCGGCGCTTCCGTCGGGCATAATGTAGAAAGACCCCGGGAGACTCCTATGTCAGAACTTGACGATTCCGACGAACCCACAGGCCTTGACGACCCTGGCCCCACGCGCGAAGACCTCGTCAACTTCATCTCCGAGTTCGTGACCTCATCCATGAACGTCAGCCAGGTCTACCGATCCAACCTTGTAGAAACAATCGTTGGCCGGGTAATGAACGAGTTCGGCGAAGAGGGTCTGTGCGACCTGATGCTCAAGATCGACGAATCGGCAAACTGGATCTCAGACATCGTCCTTGACGGACCAGACCTAGACGAAATGATGTTCAAACGTCACGGCACCTTCGACGTGGACTTGGTGAGCAAGGCCCGAGAGACCGAAGGGCTCATCGAATTGAACCGAAAAATCTGGCGGCTCCGCAAAAAGTACGCCAGAATCATCGTCGATGAGATCTTCCTCACCGAAAACGAGGCTCCAGCACCCCAACCAGCGGAACCAGATCCTGACGGAATCTATTGAAAATCGTCGGACTGAACAGTCGGTTCTGGGAGAAACTGGTTTACATCTCGCCCCCGTTCAAGGGTTCTGAGGCTGAGGCCGAACGCAACATCTCCAGCCACACTTGGCAAACCATTCACCTCGCCACCCGATACCCAGAAGCATCCGACGATTGGGACCCGATCGAGGAATGCAACAAATGCGGAGTGCTAGGCGAATCGAAACGATCTCACTACACCTGTGGAACAGCGCCACCAGCAAAAAAAATTACTGAATAGATCCCGGCGGTTCAAACTCCTGAACACTAACTCCGTTAGAGAACAGGTGCGCCACAACCTGCTCCTGTTCCTCCAGACTCATATGCTCACAATCTTCCTTAAGGCCCGTCATCACGACATTGAGAACAGGCGCATCTTGAAACACCGCGCCGACACCCTGGGAGAAAGTGGCCTGATCCCCCCACACCACATGCTTCCCCAGCAAAGTGTTGTACGGCGTGCTCATCAACATGACTTCAGGCTCGCCGTGACGATTCGTTGAAACATGACTCGACGTGATGCATTCCACAACCTTGGGGTCATTCGCCGCGAACGCCTCCTGCAATTTCTTACCCTTAAGATTCCAAGGCGCCTTCGACATGTACCCCTCAGCGATAAAAGTAATCGAATCAGTCCAGTAAACCGATCTCATTACGTCGCAGATCATTCCCACCTTAGGGACCCGTTTAGACACAGGCAGTTTCATGTCGGCACGACTGAACACCATGATCACCGATAGTTGATCCCCCCTCCACCCCATGAACATGAAAGGGAGATCCTCGCCGATTCCAAATTCTTCAACCGCATTCTGCTTTGCGAGTTGCATGCTGGTAATAGCCAACGCAAGTTTGGCGTACACATCGGGGTAGGTGTCCATCGGGGATCAGATTACTTCAAGTAACCCTCAGCGGAGAGCAACCCGACTAACATAGGGTTATGACACAAAAGAAACCAGCCGCAAAAAAAGCGGCCACAAAAAAGACTTCCGCCAAACGCGCCCGCAACACGGACGGAACGTACAAAAGCGACGACAAATCGACCCCCGACGTGAACGAATCCATCAAGAAACCGAAGGCTACGACCAAGCCAGGAACCAAAGCAACAACTAAGCCAAGGAACCCCGTAGCAAAACAACGGGAAGCAACAACCCCCAAAAAGCCCTACGCTCCGAAGCCCCCACCCATAAAGACGAAGCCCCCACCCATAAAGAAAGGTTATGTAGCAATGTCCAAGGACGCCACCCCCACAACACAAACCAAAAAATCGCGAATAGCCCGAATATGGACCTGGCTCGTCGGAGAATAATGAGTCGCGGAAACCTTGAAGACATCATCCTCAAGGCAGCACAAATACTCGGCGTCGACGCCAACACCCTCGACGAAACCGAAGCACGCAAAGCCCTACGCGACAACGTAATGCGCACCGAAAACAAACGCATACGCAAAGCCCGAAACGACACAACCCCCCAAAACAAAACCTAAACTACACTAGACCCCACCACCCAGTTTAAATAAACGGGACCACTGCCAACCCCCCAAGGAAAACCATGGCCACCACCGCCTCACTCCTAGAAACCTACCTCGTCAACCTCACACACAACTCCGAAGAAGAAGGCGACGACCACACCACCCAAACCACCACCATCATCTCCACCTGCATCGAAATCCTCCTCCAAGCCGACGACTACGTCGAATACGGATTCCCAATCGACGGCGACCAAATCGCCAAAATGGCCGACCGACAAAACACAACAAACCTTCAACGACAACTCCGAACCCACACACTCATCTGGCTAGGAATCACCATCATCACCGCCACATGGGCCCTAACCCTAGGACTCGCACTATGACCAACAACAACAACAACACAAGAAACCAACTAAAAAACATCCTCTTCGACGCCACCCTCGCCATATCAACCACCATCACAACAACCAAACCCCACGACAACTGATGGGCCACAGCCCCCCCACTCCCAACCCGAACCACCCCCAGACAGAAAACAACCAACCACAAACGAGATTAAACAAACCAGAACAAAGGAACAGAAAATCATCAACCGTGCGCACCCAGGCCGGTCACCCCTCGCCCGAAGGCCCCGACGATCGCATTCTCACCCAAACCACCCACCCCTCATCGCAATTCTCACACCCTCCACCCCCCTCCTTCGCTGAAGCCAACATCGAAGCCATCGCTCATGCCATCAACGCTCTCGTTTCCGACCTCACCCCTTCGCTCTCATCTCCTCTCAGCCCCCCACACAGCCATCCTCAGCCCTCTCACACACAATCACTACTCACAGCCCCACCCTCGCCTCAAACGTCTCGCCTCGCCTACATATACATGTGGTGTCGTGCCTTTGCCGCTGGCCATGTCCCTCCTCAGCGCCCCCCTCATCTGCTCACCCCATCGTCTCTGTTCAGAGCAGGCCGTTGGCTGCGGCGTCGCATGAGCCTCATGAGCCTGTGCATATGCGTATGCGTAGGTGCCCTCGGTGTGACGGCCGGTGTGGCAGTGGCCCTGCAGGACAACTACTCGTGCATTGGTGGTGAGCACACAGTGTGGGCCACAGGTGGCTCGGTGTGGAGTGTGGTGAGTCATCAGTGCAGTGGTAGCAGGCAGCATGCCTACGAAGCCGTGGTCTCATTGAACACACATGTCGAGCCGTGGCACCTGGTGCCCGGTGAGGTGTTGACCCTGCCTAGCAGCGGGGGGTAGGGGGTGGGGGTAGGGACCTAGAGGTCCATGCCCTCCACGGGTAACCACTTACCTAGTGGACACGCTGACTGAGGGAGCCGTACCTTGATCGGCATGATGCACTTGCATACCTTGCACTGCTTGGCCCATGGCCTGAACTCCTCGCATGTGAGGCAGATGGCGTACCTCTCGGCTGGCCTCACTCCTCGTACCTCACTAGCCTGACCCACTCCCTGACTGGTGGCCCGAGGATGGGGTCGTCCTCCACATCCTTGACGTAGGTGTGTAGTGCCTTGACCACTGAGGTGGTGAGGTCATACTTCTCGGCGTACTCAGCCCGCATGTCTCTGATCTCTGCCTGTAGAAGCATGATGGTTTCGGCGGCGTCACGGGTGGTGTGATGTACCTTCTCTGCCCCCTGCTGCTGTGCTGTGTGTGAGAGTTCGTATAGGCGTGAGAGCGTGTCGTCGACCACTGAGTCTTCGATCATCTCTCTCTCCTAGTACTCTCCCCCTACTGGTGTGAGGTGCTCAGGAGAGATTAGTCGAGTTCCCTCGCTGTCATAGGAGGAGGGCTCACCCTTCTCCCATGCCTCGTCGTAGTCGATCCAGCCCAGCACATCCACGTCCCTCAACTCTGGGGGTACAGCCTTGGCTACGAACAGCACTAGCCCCTTGCCTACCTGGTGCCGGCGTACAGCAGCGTTGAGGCTGGTACGCACCCGACGCACTTCGATGTTGCGCCCCACGTCAGGCATGTCCTTGTACTTGTGATGCTCGGTCGCATGCCATATGTGCCCATGCCAGTAGCGGTTGGTGGCCTTGGCTACAGCCAGTTCGCATACTGCTGCTGCCACCTGTGCAGTGCGGTCGTCCTCCATTCGTTCGGAGTCGTACCATGGCGCATTCTGCTTGCTCCAGTTGGCCGTGTATCGGCGTGCCCCTACATGCGAGGCATGCTCGTATTCCCACGTTTCGAGGTTTACCATCAACCCCTGCCCCTTTCTGGTATCTAGCACCCCTTCACCCTACCGATTTTCTTGTGGACACGCAAGGCCCAAAAAAGTTTTGAAGTTTTCGAAACCGTTTTTTTAGTGGACACTAGAGGCTGAAAAAAGTTTTGAACTTTTGAGAATCCGTTTTTTAGTGGACACGCAAGGTCGAAAAAAGTTTTGAAAAGTTGGCAACCCGTTTTTTAGTGGACTTGCGAGACGAGATTGCACCTTGGTCAACCGCTCAAACGGACATCACACTTGGTGCAGAAGGAAGCCCACGGGTACTCCTGCCGAAACTCCATGGGATGTGAGCAGTCGAGGATGTCGGTGACTTTGAGATTCATGGTGTCTCTGATGAGGGCAGATAGGGACACCTCGGCTTTCTCAGCGGCACGCTTCCATCGTTCCCTGTCGTTCTCGGTGGCCCGTATGAGGATCTGCTTGTCAGCAGGCCCATCGTCGTCGCTCACCTTGGTGGACACCGTGAGATCCATGCCCTCAGCGAGGTCGTTCATCGCAGCCTCGATGTTGTCACCGACAGGGACGAGGTGGTCCTGACCGGGGGCGAATGTCGCCACTCTGTCTAGAGGCTCATCGAGCGCAGGCCCCACGGGTAGATCAGGTACCTCTTCGGCCGCGTTCCAGTTGGTGGCGTCAGGGTGCAGTTTGTTCGCACGCGTGCCTACTCCTGATGGTGGACGCGAGTTTGAGGCTACTGGTGCAGGCAGGGGCGGTAGAGGTACCGACATGCTGACAGTTACCGAATCGTTTGCTGGTGTCGCCGGATCGGAACCTCGAACACCTATGGGATCACTTGCCATTTGTTTCCTCCACTATCTCTGCTTCTACTACGTCGCTGTCGTCATCGATTCGATGTTGGTATTTCAACAAGTCAGCAGAGGCCTCTGCACCCAACGCGCCCTCTACCTCTGTGGGTGAAACAACACCCGATTTGACCATGAGAGCCAACAGTTGTTTGGCTTCCTGCTCGGGTGAATGGGCAGTCGCGCTTGGTAGAACCGCCACTCCGGCCATGGCCAGACGTATCGATTCGCCGGCTCCGTCAAGACCGATCTTGACATCAACCTGTTTTTGTTGGACTTCCATGCCGAGCAGTTTAGACCGGCGATCCATCACAGAAAGCACCTGCTGGATTGCCTTCATATCCGGCTCCACGGAGACCTCTGTCCCGTCATCCAACGTAATGCGCCGATGTTGAGTCATTGGCCATATCGCAGACTGCAAAGAGTCGAGTCGCTCCAACTCCATGCGAAGCACCTCGGGATAAGCCAAAAGTGCCTCAGAGTTCAGTTTCTCAAGTTGCCGATTCACAGAACGGCCCACGACAGCAACGCTGCAACCGAATCTACGGGCAATCTCTTGACTGGCCACGCCAGCCTGCCTCATCTTGAAAATGCGCACATCACGTTCCGCTAAGAACTCACGGGTAAGTGTGACTTTGCTTTCTTCTGCCATCAGACCGTCATCCAGTCAATCACTTCGAATGGGAACCTAACCCCACGTTTCATGGTAGCCGGCCAATGTCTTTCGTCACGGGCACCCCTGAAATGGGAGATTCGATATACATATTCTCCCACATTTGTCGGATCGGGTGTCAAAGCGATGCCAAACTCGGGCCACCGGGACCACAC